GTCAGGAAGCCGACTCCGAGCTGATCCGCAAGCGCACCCGCGCCGAGTACGAGGACAGCCTCCTGACCCGCCTCAAGCCCGGCGGGCGGGTGGTGATCATTCAGACCCGCTGGCATGAAGACGACCTCGCCGGGTCGATCCTGCCGGAGGACTACGCGGGCGAGAGCGGCGATATCGAGTGCCGCGACGGCCAGGTGTGGCGGGTGCTGTGCATCCCGGCCGAGGCCGACCGACACGACGATCCGCTAGGCCGCAAGCCCGGCGAGTTCCTGTGGCCGGAGTGGTTCGGCCAGGATCACTGGAAGACCTTCCGCGCCAACAAGCGGACGTGGAGCGCGCTCTACCAGCAGCGGCCGAGCCCGGACGAAGGCACCTACTTCCTGAAGGCGTGGCTGAAGACGTGGAGCGTCAAGCCCGCGGCACTGCACGTCTACGGAACCAGCGACTACGCCGTGACCGAGGGCGGCGGCGACTTCACGGTTCATCGGGTGTGGGGCGTCGATCCGAAGGGCGACATCTACAGGCTGGCGGGCTGGCGCGGCCAGACGGCTTCCGACGAGTGGATCGAGCGCAAGCTCGACCTGATCGCCGAGTACAAGCCGCTGGCGTGGTTCGGCGAGGCGGGCGTGATCCAGAAGGCGGTTGAGCCGATGCTTCGCCGCCGGATGATCGAACGCAAGGTGTTCTGCCGCCTCGAATGGCTGGCGTCGATCGCCGACAAGCCCAGCCGGGCGAGAGGCTTTCAGTCCCGCGCCGCGATGGGGACGGTGTGGTTCGAGCCCGGGGCGGACCTGGCCGAGTTCCTGACCTTCCCGGCGGGCCGTCACGACGACGACGTTGACTGCGCCTCCATGATCGGCCGGGCGCTGGACATGGCGCACCCGGCGATTTCGCGCACGGCGCCCAAGAGCAACAACCCGCCCGACCTGTGGGGCCGACCGAGGGAGGACGCGGACGGATGGAAGACGGTATGATCCAGACCGCGCCGCAAGCGCCCGAAGCCGTCGCTCCGCAGGCGGCCCCGGCCTACACGCCCGACCTCTCCAAGCTGCGCCGCTATTTCGAGGAGGCGCGCGACCTCACCGCCGAGGCCCGCAGGCAGTCGCTCAAGGACAAGCAGTACTACGACGGCAAGCAGCTGTCGGCCGACGAGCTGAACACGCTCAAGCGCCGCAAGCAGCCCGCCCTGGTCATCAACCGCATCCGCCCGGCCGTGAACGGCATCCTCGGCGTGATCGAGAAGGGCAAGAGCGACCCGCGAGGCTATCCGCGCAATCCCGCTGACGAGGACGCCGCGGACGTCGCCACCGACACCCTGCGTTACATCTGCGACCTGTCGCGTTGGCACCGCAAGAAGATCTCCGGCGCCCGGACCATGATGGTTGAGGGCACCGCCGCCGTCATCGTGGAGATGGACGGCGAGGAGGTCAGCCCGCGCACGATCCGCTGGGAGGAGTTCTTTTACGACCCGCGCGCCCGGGAGGAGGACTTCAGCGACGCCCGTTACATGGGAATCGCCAAGTGGATGTACGCCGACGACGCCCGCGCGCTCCCCGGCGGCGAGAAGCTCGGCGAGATGGGCGCGGACATCGCCGCGGACGACACCTTCCTCGACCGGCCCGAGAAGTTCGCCGGCTGGGTCGATCAGCGCGCCCGCCGGGTGCTGGTGATCGAGATGTATCACCGCGAGGGCGAGCGCTGGTATCGCTGCGTGTTCTGCGCCTCGGGCCTGCTGGAAGCCTCCGAGAGCCCGTACAAGGACGAGAAGGGCAAGGCGTGCTGCCCGATCGTCGCGGTGTCGGCCTACGTCGACGAGGAGAACAACCGCTACGGCGTGGTCCGCGACATGCGCGACCCGCAGGACGAGATCAACAAGCGCCGTTCCAAGCTGCTGCACCTCGTCAACTCGCGCCAGGTGCAGGCTCAGTCCTACGCCGAGGGCGCCGGGATCGCGATGGCGGCCAACGCCGACGACGTGCGTAAGGAGGCGGCCAAGCCTGACGGCGTGCTGCCTCCGGGCTGGACGGTCGTGCCGACCAACGACATGGCGTCCGGTCAGGCCAACCTGCTGGCCGAGGCCAAGGCCGAAATCGAGCGCATGGGGCCGAACCCGGCGGTGCTGGGCCGGCAGGGTGAGGACTCCTCGGGCCGGGCGCTGCTGACCCGCCAGCAGGCGGGCATGGTGGAACTCGCCGTGACCTTCGGCCTGCTGGAGGATTGGGAAACCCGCGTCCTCAAGCAGATGTGGGCCAGAGCCCGCCAGTTCTGGACCGCGCCGAAGTGGATTCGCGTCACCGACGACGAGGGCACGCCGCGTTTCGTGCAGCTGAACGCCCCGCAAATGGCGCAGGTCCCGGTCGAGACGCCGTTCGGGGTGCATGTCGTCCAGCAGCAGACCGGCGTGGACAACGAAGTCGCGCAGATGGACGTCGATATCATTGTCGAGAGCGTCCCCGACACCGCCAACCTGCAACAGGAGCAGTTCACCGAGCTGCTGCAACTGGCGCAGGCCTACGGGCCGCAGGCCGTGCCGTTCGAGATGGCGATTGAGATGTCGTCCATGCCGAAGAAGCGGCAACTGCTGGAGAAGATCGAGAAGCTGAAGGCCGAGGCCGCGCAGGGCGCCGGGCCGCAGCAACAGCTTCAGGTTCAGGCCGCCGTCGCGTCGATCCGCAAGGACATGACCCAGGCCGACCTGAACGAAGCCAAGGCGCAAGCCACCATGACCGGCGCGGCCGTGGACGTGCATACGGCCATGAACCCGCCTCAACCCGCCGCCGGGGCATCGGGCGAACCGGGCTTCCCCGCCCCGTAAGCGAGGAGCCGCCGCCGGGCTTTTCGGGCGTATCGCGCCGCCTGCGTCAAGGGCGAGGGACTAGCACATGCCTCTGGACTTCCTGAACGACGGGCAAGAGCCCGCCGAGAACCTGTCTGCGCCTGAAACCGTCGAGACGCCCGCCGAGGCCCCTTCCGGGCCGGCGCGCGGTCCCGACGGCAAGTTCGTCAGCCCGGCCCAGCCCGAGCCCGTCGCCGAGCCCCAACCGGCTCCCGTCGCCTCGGCCCCGGCCGCTCCGAGCGAGCCCGCCTCCCCGCCGCCCGGCTACGTGCCGGTCAGCGTGGTGCAGGAACTCCGCAAGGAGATGCGCGAACTCAGGCAGCCCGTTCATCAGGCCCCCGCCGAGCCGCCGCCGAGCGTCTACGACGAGGGCTACGAACAGTGGGTGCAGCAGCAGACCCACCAGCAGATCACCAACGCCAAGCTCGACCTGTCGGAAGACATGGCCCGAGCCCAGTTCGGTGACGCGCTGGTGGATCAGGCCCGCGATTGGGCCCTCGAACGCGGTCGGCAGTCGCCCGCCTTCGGTCAGGAAGTGCTGAAGCAGCGCAATCCCTACGCTTACGTCGTGAAGGAGTTCCAGCGCCACCAGGTGCTCGACCAGCTTCAGGACCCGAGCGAGATCGAGCAGTTCAAGGCGTGGAAGGCCCAGCAGGCCCAAGCCGCCGCCCAACCCGTCGCCGCGGCTCCCCCCGCGGCATCCCCCGCGCCGCCCCGCTCGCTCGCCTCGGCCCCCTCGGCCGGCGGCGTCGCGCACGTCCCGCAAGGACCGGGGCAGGCGTTCGACAACGTCTTCAAGGGATAACCCCCGATGGCCGAAGTGACTCTCGCGACCGCTTCCGAGAAGCAGGTCTGGATCAACAAGTACTTCCAGGAGTACATCCGCGCGTCCGGCTTCCTGCCGTACATGTCCAACGCGGACCTGAACAAGGGCGGGATCATCCTGACCCGCTACGAGCTGCAGGAAGAAGCCGGCAAGACCATCAACATTCCGTTCATCGGCCGCCTCAAGGGCGCGGGCGTGACCGGCTCCTCGGTGCTCGACGGCAACGAGGAGGAGCTGACCAACTACAACTGCAAGGTCTCGGTGGACTGGCGCCGCAACGGCGTCCGCGTGCCGAAGTCGACCAGCTTCAAGACCGAAATCAACCTCCTGAACGCCGCCAAGGACGGCCTGAAGGAGTGGGAGCGCGAGAAGCTGCGCGACGACGTGATCAAGGCGTTCATGCAGGTCGTGACCGGCGGCACCGACGGCGACACCGTCGTCCAGTGGGCCGACGCCACCGCCGGCAACAAGAACACCTGGTGCGCGGCCAACTCCGACCGCCTGCTGTTCGGCGCCCTGAAGTCGAACTACTCGGCGACCTACGCCACCGCGATCGCCAACGTCGACACCACCAACGACAAGGCGACCGCGGCGACCATGTCGCTGGCCAAGCGCATGGCCAAGAACGCCGATCCGCACATCCGGCCGTACACCACGGAAGACGGGCGCGAGTACTACGTCGCGTTCCACGGCTCGCGTTCGTTCCGCGACCTGAAGGCCGACTCGACCATCGTGCAGGCCAACCGCGACGCTCGCGCCCGCGAGGGTTCCGGCATGGACAAGAACCCGATCTTCCAGGACGGGGACATCATCTATGACGGCATCATCCACCGCGAGGTCCCGGAAATCGACAACCTGTGCACGGCTGTCGGAGGCTGGGACGGCGTGGGTGCCGCGTCGTGCGACGTGCGGCCGGTGTTCCTGTGCGGCGGCGGCGCGGTCGCCATCGCGTGGGGCCAGGAGCCGACCCCGAAGACCGACTACCTGAAGGACTTCGGTTTCCGTCCGGGCGTCGCGATCGAGGAACTGCTGGGCGTTCGCAAGATCGCCTACAACGGCGTCCAGAACGGCGTGCTGACCGTGTTCGTCGCGGCGGCGGCCGACAGCTGATCCCCCACAACCTGACCTGAACGGCGGGCGGCTCCGAGCGGGCCGCCCGACCGCGGAGATACGCCAATGGCGACCTACTCGTCTTCCGCCTACACCAACAACGTCCCGCCCGCGACCTACGGCCTCGGGTCGAACGTCAAGGTGGCCTACGCCTCGGTGTCCTGCACCGCCGCGCCGTCCACCTCGGACACGCTGAACTTCTTCTACCTGCCGGCCGGCGCTCGCGTCGTGTTCGCCGCGCTGGAGGCGTCCGACATGGACACCAACGGCTCGCCGACCCTGACCCTGAACATCGGTGACGCGGGTTCGGCCTCGCGTCTGTTCTCGGCCTCGACCGTCGGCCAGGCGGGCACCAGCTCGCAGGCGCTGGCCGTGGCCGGGCAGGGCGCGTCGTTCTCGACCAAGACCCTGATCACCGGCACCGCGGCGGCCAACGCCGCCACCGGCGCGGCGGGCACCGTCGAGCTGACGGTGTTCTACGTGCTCGAAGGCCAGGCCTCCTGACCCTGACGGGGAGGGCTCCGGTCCTCCCCGCCCTTTTCTCGCGAGATCCCATGCAAGCGATGTACGTCGGCGACGAAGCCGAAACGACCGTGTTCGGCCTGACCTTCACCCGCGGCGAGCCGGTGGACGTGTCGGGCCTGCCCGAAGCCTTCCGCGCCAAGCTGGCGGGCAACGGCCAGTTCGAGACCAGCAAGCCCGCCCCGCGCGGACGTATCAAGCTCGCCGAGCCGGCGGGCGAGTAACCCACCACACCCGGAGCGTTCCGCATGGCGACCTGTCGCGACGTGATCAAGCGCGCCCTGCGGATGCTCGGGGTGCTGGCCCGGGGCGACGAACCGGCCTCAGACGAAGCGACCGACGCGCTTGAGGCCCTGAAGGGGCTCTATCTGACGCCGGGGCTGCTCGGCCGGCTAACGCCCGTCGTCATCACCGCCGATTACACCGCCGGCGAGAACGAGCGCATCTTCAACGCCGACGGGGCGGTTACCGTAACCCTGCCGACGACGATCACCGACGCGGACAGCAGCGAGGCCCGCACGCCGAAGAACCGGGCGCTGGTCGTGGTCACCGGCACCAATCCCGGAAGCTTCGTCTACGACGCGGAACTCGGCTCCTGGGTGCAGATCGACGCCCTGACGCTCGCCAGCACCGCGCCGTTCTCGACCGACCTCACCGAGCCCCTTTCGGCCCGGCTCGCGGTCAGCCTGTCGTCCGACTACGGGCTGACGCCGCCCCCCGCTGTCGCCGCCCTGTCGGGCGCCTTCACCGCCGCTGTCGCACTCGCTTCCGGCGAGGCCCGCGACGAACCCGCATTCTACTGAGGACCCGCCATGTCCGCACCCCTCGACATTTCCTGCGCCAAGGGCGGTAGGGCGATCGCCAACGACGTCGACTTCGACCCCTGCCGGGCCTTCCACGTCGGCACCGGCGGCAACGCCTCGGTCGTGTTCAACGACGGTTCGTCGGCGGTTCTCAAGGGCCTTCAGGCCGGGGTGACCTACGCTTACAGCATCAAGCGGGTGAACGCCTCCGGCACGACCGCGGCCGACCTCGTGGCGCTGTACTGATGTCCACGACCGTCATCGTCCCCGGCGGCGACGCCGTTCAGGCGCAGAACAGCGCCGACGCCGCCGCCGCCTCGGAGGCCGCCGCCGCTGCGAGCGCGGTTACCGCCGCGACCAGCGCCACGGCTGCAACTGCGGCGAAGACCGCTGCCGAAGCCGCCGCCGCGACCGCCGCTTCGGCCGTCTCAAGCGCGACCATCACCGCGACGGGAGCCGCGACCGCCCGCACGCTCGCGGCACACTTCGGCGACGCGTTGTCGGTGAAGGACTTCGGCGCGGTCGGCAACGGCACGGCCGACGATACGGCGGCGATTCAGGCCGCCGTGACCGCGGCCAGGGCGGCGGGCGGCGGCGTCGTCTACTTCCCCGTCGGAACGTACAAGATCACGGCGAGCATCACGCACGACGGCTCGACGGGCCTGATCGTCCGGGGCGCGGGATACGGCAACACGACCGTCACCTTCTCGACCGCCTCGATGATCGCGTTCGACTTCGGTTCGTCGGGAGCGGATTACACCTCCGACGTCCGGTTCGAGGATATTCAGATCACCGGGGCGGCGGGAACGTCGCACGGCATTCGCCTGACCCGCCTTCACGTCGCGATGCTCAAGAGCATCCGCGTGCGCAACTGCGGCGGCGACGGGATCTATCTCGACCGTTGCTATGCCTTCGTCGCCCAGGACGTCTACAGCAACAACAACTCGGGCAGCGGGGTCCACGCCGGGCCGCAGGTCGGCGCGCTCGGCAACGACAACATGGTGTTCCGGGGCGGTCACTTCCTCGCCAACGCCAATTCCGGCGTATGGTTTGAGGGCTCGTGCCCCGGCCTGATCATGGTCGGCTGCGATTTTGAGGGCAACGCGACCAATGCCGGACACGCCGGTCTGCGGATCGACTCCGGCACGGCCAACAGCTCCGAGGGTCTCACCCTCTCGGGCCTGTATTTCGAGAACAACGTCGGCGCGAACGCGCTGCTCGGCACGGACGCGGGTTCGGCGTTCCTGCGCGGCTTGAATATCTCAGGCTGGATCGTGAACCCGGGAACGGTGTCCGCGGCTGTCAACAGCGTCACCCTTGATCGCGTTCAGGGCGCCAAGGTCTTCGGCAACAAGTTCAACACCGCGAACTTGATCGCGACCAACGCCACGCAGTTTGAGGGCGGCGGCAATCAGTACGCGTCGTGCTCCGGTCCCTTCGGCGCGACGGAGCCGATTTCGTTCGTGAAGAACGCGGCCGGAGCGGCTCTGGGCTATGGCGTCCAGCCGAACGGTTGGAACACGCGCCATCGCTGGTCCGCGTCCTACAGCGGCGACGCCGTCGTCATGTCGGCGAACCTGGCGGTGACCTCGGCGACCGCCGGCACGCAGGACGATTCGACCGTTGGCAGCTCCGCCCTCATCCTCGGGCCTGACTCCGGCAGACTGAACAGTTGCGCCGCGGGGGGAGCGGCCAGCATTCGCGCCGTGTTCAGCTGGGACGCGAGCGGTTCCTACCTGTGGAAGCCGTGGATCAACGCCGGCACCGGATCGGGCCTGTCTTACGGCCTGGCTCCGAGCGGCTGGAACGTCCGTCACCGTTTCGCCGGCACCTACTCGGGAGATACCGCGGTCCTCTCGGCGAACCTGCTGATGACCGGAGCCTCCGCCGGCACGCAGGACGATACCGGGAGCGGAAGCTCGGCGCTGGCGCTCGGCCCGAACAGCGGCCGGCTTGTGCGCTGTGCCGCCGGCGGGGGTGCGGCGCTTACCACAGTGTTTTCCTGGGACACGGACGGTCTGAACCTGAAGTCGGCGAAGGTGGACGTGATCGCCACCGCCTCACTACCGGCCGCCGGCTCGACGCAGGACGGCCGGCTGGTCATCGAGGACAACGGCGCGGGTGACCGCAACCTGATCGTCTACGCGGGCGGGCAGCGGTTCAGGATCGACGGCGGCGCGGCATTCTAAGCGGCGGAACCACGCCTGACCGGGCCGCTCGACATGGCGCAGCGTCAGGCCCGCGGCGAACACTACGGCAGACAGGTAGGCGAGCGCGAGCGTGTCCATCATCCACGGCGAGCCGAATGCGAGCATTCGCAGGCCGCCGCTCATGACGGAGCCGGTTGCGAGGCCGAAACGTCCGCCGAGGTCGGCCGTCTGGATGAGCACCGTCCCGAACAGGGCGTGCAGCATGTAGATCGAATAGGACCGCTCGCCGAGCGCCAGCACGGGGCGGGCGTTCAGCAGGCGGGACACGGCGCCGCCCTCGCGGGCGTACACCCAGACCAGCAGGGCGAAGATGAACGGCGCGGCGAAGGCTGAGCCGTGACGGTCGGCGAAGGAGACGAGCAGCACGGCGGCGAGGGCGGTTGCGACCTCCCAAGCCGTGTGGTGCGCGGCCGGGCCGCCGGTCTTTCGCCACAGCCGATAGGTCGCGAAGCCGAGCCAGAAGCCGAGCAGGCAGCGCACGACGCCGAACTGACCGTTGGAGGCCATGCCGTCGGGCGTGAACAGCAAAACGACGGCGCAGACGGGAACGATCACGGCGGCCAGCCACACAGCACGATTTCCAAGCGTGCGGACAGCCAGCGCGAAGCTGACGTAAGCGGCCAGTTCGGCGCTGATCGACCAACTCGGGTAGTTCCACGTCAGGGTCGGCAGAAAGGCGTTGACCAGCTCGAGGTTCGCGAGCAGCGCGAACGGATCGTAAGCTTGGGTGAACGCCTCACGCCCGGCGACGAGGCCGGCCTTCTGCGCGGCGAGGTTCGTCAGTTCGAGCGCGGCGAAGCCTGCAATCAACGCCAGATGCAGCGGCCAGATCCGGCCGACGCGGCGGATCAGGAACCCGTCAATCCGTTCCGTCAGCCGTTCGGCGTAGGCGTGGCTGATGACGAAGCCGCTGAGCACGAAGAAGAAGTCTACGAACAGCCAGGCATGGCGGACCAACGGCAAGCCGTAGAGCCATCCGAGCGCCGGAAAGTGGAACAGCGCCACCATCAGGGCGCAGACCCCACGCCAACTGTCCAGGGCGCGAAACCGCGTCACCATTGCCGGTCGCGCCACTCCTCGCAGGTCTCCGGAGGTCTGGGCTTCCGGTTGATCAGCACCCATAGCCCGAGCGCGGCGGACGCTCCGAGGATAAGCAGCATAGCCATCCTCGGTGCGTAGCAGGTCGGTGCTTTGGTTGAAAAGTGCTGATGTAGGAGCAGCCGTGAACCTACCCTTCGCCCAGCAGGCCTACGCCCGCCCGTCTTACGGGATACCGGAGGCCCGCCTCGTCAACCTGTTCGTGGAGGGCGACCGCCGCTTCGGCCGCCCCGGGCTGAACCACGCCTTCACGGCGGGCGACGGGCCGATCCGCGGCATGTTCCAGGCTGACGGGATCTTCGGCGGGGCGGTGTTCTGCACCTCGGGCGAGGAGTTCTATCGCAACGCCACCCTGCTCGGGGCCATTCCGGGCAACGGGCCGTCCCGCTTCGCCGCGTCGGCGTCGCAGCTGGTTGCGACCTCGGGAGAGGTTCCGTACTGCTGGGACGGAACGACGCTCGCCGAAATCACCGATCCGGACCTCCCGGCGGTGTCAGACGTCAAGTATCTGGCTGGCCGGTTCTACTACGCCGTCGCCGACAGCGATAAGATTTACAACTCCGCTCTCAACGACGCCACGTCGATCGACGGGCTCGCCTTCGTCAGCGCCGAGTACGCGCCCGACGCCATCGTCGGCATGGAGGTAATTGGCGACGAACTGTTGGTGTTCGGCACGCAGACGGCGCAGTGGTTCTCGCAAACCGGAGACGCCGACGCGCCGATCGCCCCCGCGCCCGGCCGGACCTACAACAAGGGCTGCGCCGCGCAGGCGTCGATCGTCCAACTCGACAACTCGGCGATGTGGGTGACCAACGAGCGCCAGGTCGTGCGCGCCGCCGCGTCGCCCATCGTCATCAGCCACCCCGGCATAGACGAGCGGCTGCGCAAGTGCGACCGCATCGACCAATGCACCGCGTGGAGCGCCCCATTCGACGGCCACCTCTGCTACGTGCTCAACATCCCGACCCAAGGTACGTGGGTTTACGACGTCAGCACGCAACAGTGGGCGCGGTGGGCGAGCTACGGCCGGACCACCTTCCGCGCGGCCTACGGGGTCCCGGTCAACGGGACGCTCTACCTCGGCGACGACACCGACGGCACGATCTGGACGCTCGACCCGGACGCCCATGCGGACGGGACCGACCCCATCGTCTCGGTGGCCTCGGCCTTCCTGCCGCTCGGCTCGGGCGTGCAGCGGTGCGATACGGTCGTGCTGCAATGCGTGCGCGGCGTGGGGGATACGGACGCGCCCGACCCGGTGGCGGAACTGCGCTGGTCGGACGACGGCGGCCGGACGTGGAGCCAGTGGAAGGCCCGTACGCTCGGCGCTGAAGGACACTACCGCGACAAGGCCGTCTGGAGGCAATGCGGCCTGATGCAGAGCCCGGGGCGGGCGTTCGAGGTCAGGGTCAGTGATCCGGTGATCCGGGCGCTGACGGGCCTGACGATCAACGAGGGCCGGCCGTGAGCCTGCCTCCCGCTGCAGACCGGGTGCTGGACGATCAGGGCCGGTTCACCACGGCGTGGCGCCGGGCGCTGGCGGGCGGTTCGTCCGGCGGCGGGTCGCTCCTCAATTACGCCATGATCGCCGCCTCGTTCCCCGACACCGACCTGACCCTGACCGGTCACGACGTCTCGGGGACGGGCACCATCACCATTTCGGACCACACCCGCCTTTACCCCGACAAGGCGGTGAGGGTGACCGGGGCGACCATCCCGACCGGGCTGACCCTGAACACCGATTGCGCCGTCTTCTACGACGATCCGGGCCGGGCGGGCGGGGCGGTGACTTATCAGGTGGTCTCCACCTCGGGCGGCAACAGAGCGTTCCCGGCCTACCCGAACGGCGGGCGACACTTCGTCGGCCGGGTGCAGCCGTCCTCAGGCTTCGCCGATACCCCCGGCAGCGCGGCCAAGCCGCCCCAGCGCAACAACAGCTTCTAGGCTCTCAGGAGTTCACCATGTCCCTGTTCGGAGACATCGCCGGGTCGATCTTAGGCAACAACGCCCAGAGTGACGCCGAGGCCGCGGCGCGGCGTCAGCAAATCAAGGCGCGCGATCGGTCGATTCTCGACCAGCAGGCGACCTACGACCGCTACGCTGGGCGGCTCGACCCCTGGTATCAGACGGGCCGCAACGCGCTGGCCGACCTCGACACCTTCTCGGCCGATCCGCAGGCGTGGCTGGAGCGGATGCCGGGCTACAACTTCCGGCTCCAGCAAGGGCTGGACGGGGTGAGCAGTCAAGCGGCGACGCGGGGAATGCTCAACTCCGGCCGGACCCTGAAGGCGCTCACCGACTACGGCCAGAACTACGCCACGAACGCCTTCGGGAGCGAGTGGAACCGGCTGATGGGGCTGGCGAACGGCGGCTACTCGGCGGGATCGGCGATCGGCGCGGCGGACCAGCACCGGGCCGACAACACCCAGAACGCCCGGTTCGGCGCGGCCAACGCGCTCGGCTCCTCATACATCCGGCAAGGCGACAACACCGCGGGCATGTGGGGCGGAATCTCGGGCTCGCTCGGCAACGCCGAGAACACCATTCTTCGCTTCATGGGGGGCTGAGCATGAGCGCCTTCTGGGACAGCTACCGCAGCGCGCAGGCCGCCGGTCAGGCGCAGCAGAACGCGCTCGCCGAGTTCATGCAACGCCGTTCGGACGCCGAGGCCGGAAACGCCCTGCTCGGCGGAAACTACGATCAGGCGGCGCAGGTCTACGCCAGGCGCGGCGACGTGGAGAACGCGCTGAAGGCTCGCCAGTACGGCGTGCAGCAGGAGGCGATCGGCCGGCGCAAGACCATCGGCGCGCAGTTCGCCAAGGGCGGCGACGACCGGCAAGGGGCGGTGAACGCCGCTTACGCCGCCGGCGACTACGAGATGGCCGACAAGCTGACGGACGCGATCAAGGCGCTGGACGAAAACCAGCGCGCCTCGCTCGCCCGCAAGAACGAGGCCATCGGCCGCGTGTCGATGGCGGCCAAGGGGATGCCGGTTCAGGCCCGCGCGGCGTTCATCCGCAGCAACGCGCCGTACCTACTCGCCAACGGCGTCAACCAGGCCGACCTCGACGGCTTCGACCCGTCGGACGCCAATCTCGACGGGCACATCAACCTGTCGATGACGGTGGCCGAGGCGCTGAAGCATCAGAACGACGTGCGCGCGGCCGACTACAAGGAGCGCGATTTCAACGAGCGCGTCCGCCACAACAAGGCGAACGAGGCGACCGCGGCGGGTCAGCTCGGCGTGGCGCGCGGCAACCTCGGCGTTCGCCAGCAAGAGTATCAGGCCCGCAAGGCGCAGGGCGGCTTCGGCACGCCGGGGGCCGGCATGGGCGCGCAGCTTCCCGACGGATGGGTGGTGGACTGATGGGACCGTATCGCGAAGGCCAAACCGCCACCGGCCCGAACGGGCAGAAGGCCGTCTACCACGGCGGCCAGTGGGTTCCGCTTCCGGCCGGAGCCAAGGCGCGTCCCGATTTCGGCGCGGGCGCCTACGAGACGCAGAGCGGCGACATCATGGCGACCGGCGCGCGCGGCCAGCCGACCATGCTCAAGCAGGCTCCGCAGCAGGCCGACGCCAACATCCGCGGCCGGGTGATGCTCGGGCTCGACCCGGCCATCCAGGCGCAGCACGACATGCAGAACGCCGAGGCGCACGGCAATCCGTACAACACCTTCAACGGCGCCATAGCGGCGGCCGTGGACGGGCTGGACGGGGCGAACGACCACGCTGGCGCGCTGTCCAAGGCCATCGGCGGCGACACCTACCAGGGCTACAACCAAGCCTCCAAGACCTATGAGGCGATGTTGCTGCCGATCTTTTCCGGCTCGGCGGTGACGCCGTCGGAGGCGCAGCGCCAGATCCGCGCCAGCCTGCCGCAGTTCGGCGACAGCGAGCAGACCCTGCAACGCAAGGCGCTGGTGCGTAAGATGATCCTCAACGGCGCGGCCGAGATCGCGGGGGCGCACAAGCCGTTCCCCGAGGTGGGCTCGTGGCGCGGCGGCACCATGCAGGAACAGCCGCAAGCCCGTCCCGCGCCCCGTCCCGCCGCACCGGCCGGCCAGCCGAAGGTCCGCAAGTTCAACCCCGCGACCGGGAACATCGAATAGATGCCGCAGCACATCCAGGCTCCCGACGGCTCCATAGTCGAGTTCCCCGACGGGATGAGCGACGCGCAGATGGCCGCGGCCATGCGCAGGGCCTTCCCCGCGACCGGGTACGACAAGGCGAGGGGCGAGGCCGAGAAGCGCGCCCGCTTCCAGACCAACGATCCGGTCACGCGCACGCTGGACATGGCCACCCGTCCGTTCAACGACGAGGTGGCGGGGGGCTTCGCGGCTCTCGGGCAGGGGGCAAGCAACGTCGTGCGCAACGCGCTCGGGCAGCCGGTCGAAGTCTCGATGCGGGACGCCTACCGCGCCAACCGCGACTTCCAGAAGGCGCGCGACGACAAGTGGGCGGCTGAGCATCCGGTGTCGTCGGGAGCGGCCGAGCTGATCGGCGGCCTAGTGGGCGGTCCCGGCAAGGCCGTGGCCGGCGCAGCGCAGGAAACCAACGCCCTCTTGCGCGTCGGCAAGGGCGCGGCCCGCACGCTCGGCACCGGCGCAGCTTACGGCGCAGCTTACGGCGCGGCTGACGCCGACGAGGGCCATCGGGTCCAAGGCGCCATCCGCGGCGGGGTGGCGGGCGCGGCGACGGCGGGCGTGCTCGGCACTACGGCGGCGGTGGGCGGCAAGATGGTCGGCAAGGCGGGCAACGCGCTGGCCGACATCGGCCGGGCCGCCACGCGCGGCGGACGCGAACCGGCGTTGACCCCGCGCGGACAGGCGCAGGCCAACAACGCGCTGCTGGACCTCGTCGCCAACAAGGGCGGCCGGGCGGCGGTGGAAGCCGAGGCGGCGCGCTACGGCGACAAGCCGGTGACCGCGGCGGAAGTGCTCGGCCGTCCCGGCGTGCAGACGCTCGGCGCGGTCGCGCGCCGCACCGGCAAGACCGCCGACGCCCTGGAGGGGGCGCTGACCGTGCGCGAGTCCGGCGCGGGTGACCGGATGCTCGACGACTTCTCGCACTCGACCGGGATCGACCCGGAGGCGGTGGCCGGCGACTTCGCGAGCCACGCGGCGAGCCTGCGGGCCAAGGCCGCGCCGCTCTATGATGCGGCTTACGCCCAGCCCTCGCCCATGACCGCGCCGCTCGCCGACCTGATGCGCCGGCCGTCCATGCGTCGGGCGCTCGCTCGCGCCACGCGGATCGCCGCGGAGGAGGGGCGTGACCCTAGCGAACTCGGCTTCCGGTTCGAGAAGGTGGAAATGCCGAGCCGTTCGGTTCCGCTGCGACAGACCGAGCGCGTTCCGGGCGGCGGCACCCGCGAAGTCGTGGTGCAGGGGCGCACCGGGCCGGAATATGCCGACGTGCCGGTTCAGGTCGAAAACCCGACCATGCAGACGATGGACTACGTCAAGCGCGGGCTTGACGACATCATCGAGAGCTACCGCGACAAGACGACCGGCCGCCTCAATCTGGACGAGGAAGGCCGTGCGACCCTGCGGACGCTGAACGCCTTCCGCTCGGCGCTGACCGACCCGAATACGCCCGGCGGCCCGGCCTACAAGGCGGCGCTGGACGCGGGCGGCGATCCCCTGCGGCTGGAGCAAGCCTATCGCGACTTCCCGAAGCTTCTGGTTGGCAGCGCCAACGAGCGCGTGTTCGCCGAGCGCCTCGGCAAGCTTTCGCCCGCCGAACTCGACGCGGCGAAGGGCGGCGTCGCCAACCTGTTCTACGACATGGCGCGCGGCGGGAAACTGAAGCCCGGCGTGCTGAAGACCCCGGCGGTGCGCGGCAAACTCACGCAACTGATGGGCGCCGACGCGGCGGGCAAGTTCATCGCCCTGGCCGAAGCCGAAGGCAACATGGCGAAATACGGCTCGCGCATGAAGCCGGGCGTGGGCTCGCCGACGATGGAGTTCCTAGACGCCGGCAACCAGCAGGACCACGTCACCGATGGCCTGGTGGACTTCGGCGGGCGGGTGGCGCGCGGGCAGGGGCCAATTTCGGCGTTCATCGGCACCGGCCTCAAGAAGGGCGGGGCGTATCTGGAAACCGCCGGAACCCCGGTCGAAGTGCGCGACGAAATGGGCCGGGTGCTGTCGATGCACCCCGACGAGTTCGTGGGCT